GTCACATGGTATGAGGCACAGATGGAGAATCTGTCTGGTATGGCTATCATCGCAGCCATGCAGAAGATGCGTCATCTAGTGGCTCTTGCCAAGATACCCGCCACATTGGAGTTCGTCGAGGAGTTCGTCGAGAACACGGAGCGTAAGCTCGTGGTCTTCGCGCATCACAAGGATGCACAGGCGATTCTGTATGACGAGATTCGCACACGCTTCGCAGCCGATATGCCAGTCTTTAAGCTGACGTCAGACATGTCAGGACAGGACAGGTATGCCGCGCAAGTAGCCTTCAACGCAGCACCACGATGCATCATGGTTGCAAGCACGTTGGCGGCAGGTGAGGGACTCAACTTGCAGACATGCGCGGACTGCGTAATGCACGAACGCCAGTGGAATCCAGCGAATGAGGAGCAGGCAGAGGGACGATTCATTCGCATCGGACAGACGGCGGAGACGGTCAATGCGACGTATGCTGAGATGCAGGGTCTGACGACGATTGACCCACAGCTCGATGCAATCGTCGAGGGAAAGCGTCTCAGGTTCGCGAATTGGTCTGGTGAGGGTGAGGCTCCTCGATGGAATGAGGATGCACTCGTGAAGGAACTCGCGCAGAGCATCGTGCGGGCGCATCGAGCGAAGCATTCGAGGAAGTCGGCGTAGGTCGATGGGATGGGGTGGGATAGAACATCATCCCATCCCCTTCCCCATCATGTTTTTCCAGTACTTGGCGTTACAGCTTTACACCCTGTGCGCCCTTCGATGAATTGATTGACTGAGAGAAACTGAAATGGAACTATTCGCAACTATCCTGTGCGTCATGTGCCTACTCTGGGTCTTGGAGCAGATTCAGGACAAACAGAAGTAACCTTGTGATGGGTAACATTCAGGACGCCAGTGTATGGACCGCCCATAGCGGCAGCACTTGGGGGCGATTAAAGTGTAGTGGACGGTTTGCCTGAAACCTACTTGAAGCTACCACCCATCCCCATCTTGTGTTAAGAGGAGACTGACAATGACTGACAAAGTAAAGGACCCAATCACTGAGGCAATACTGCTAGTTCAGCAGAACAGCTATGACAATGACAAGGCTCTGCTGACACTGGGTGAGGCACTCTCTGACAGAGTTAATCTGCACAGCGAGCGGATTGACATGCTTGTGGAGATGAATCTCAGGCTCCAGAACAAGATTCTCGACCTGTATCAGAAGATTGATACATTGACCGCAATCGTCCACACGCACTTCACTGACACACCAGATGAAGGGCAGGTCCACTAACCAGCTAGTCAACCAATAGGAGACAGAACATGACGACACTTCAGTATCTGACGCACAAGGACTACGGCTGCTGCACCATCAGGGAGCTGCTCGAACTGAGCCGCATGAACAAGAAGGACATGGAGGACTTGAAGCAGGCGGCAGAGGTGGAGATGAAGGCGAAGGGCATCGAAATCACGCAGTCCTCGTAGTCTGTTTGCAGCAGGTGTAGTGTTTTGGACTGTCTTCCACTCCGTCATATAGATGGCGCCCATCATGGCATGTAATGGGGTGAAAAGAAGTGGAAGACAGTCTAAAGAACTACTGACCCAACTAAAGGAGAGACAGAATGACTCGCACTGTATTGATTTCACTTGAACTACACGAAGGACCGACTGTAGTAGTCGAGTTCATGCGTCATGGTATGATGCTGGCAGTCAGCAAGTATCCGGGCATGAATGATGAATGCGTGGCCGACATCATGCGTTGGCTGGAAGATGGTGAACTGTAATGAGTCACTATCACATCGAAATCTCCATTGACAAGGAAGATGTCAAGGTGATTAGAAAGGAGTTCAATCAATACATGGATGACTGTGGTGGTTTGGCTATCACCGTGAAACCAGACAATGAGGTGGAAATTTCACCTGAGTTAGCACAGGCCATTCGGAACATGTTCATTCAACTGATTACTACACTCGCAGCAGGTAAATTTGAGGGGCTGAACTAATGGCTGGTCTACTCATGCTACTCATGTTTCTACTTGGTTACAAACTCGGACAGCTGTCAATGGATAGGAGAAATCATGGTTGAAGGTAAACCGCTCACACCACTGTCGTTCGGTTCTGTACTGATTGTCGGAGCGAAAGCATCCAACTTCGATGATGAAATCAAGACTCATCCGCGTGTGACTATCTGGGACAGTCAGAATGAGCACTGGACTAACAAGGACATGCCAGACAACACACGCGCAGTATTCATGACCAGATTCATCGGTCATACTGCATCGTCGAAGATTCTGTCTGAGGCTCGTAAGAGACAGATTACCATCTTCAATCCTGAAGGCACAGGGATGATTGTGCGTCAGGTGAAGGAACTACTCAACATGACTCCACAGCAGAAAGAGCAGGAGACTGAGATGCCGGCTGATGGTAAGGGTAAACTGTATCCACTGTATGAGTTCATCGACTGGAGCAAGAGCAACATTGAGAATGCGCGCACACTCATGCTCAAGGCGAAGGAACTAAAGATTGAGACTACTGAGATGTCACTCTCTCAGTTAGTTGGTGTGCGTCGTAAGAAGGAACATCACACCGCAGTCCCTCGGTCACTCCAGGGTAAGTTGGATGTGTCAGTAGAGATACTGGATAACGCTATCCAGTCACTGAAGGACATCCGTGATTTCCTCCTCTCCACCACTCGTGAGAATGCGAAGCTCCGAGAGAAGTTGGAGAGATTCAAGACCATCATCAGTTCAGAGGACTGATTTTTATTGGGTGCTCAACACACATTTCCACTATTCAGTATCTCTAGCGTTCGCTAAAGAACCGGATAGAGTTGAGTATCCTATAAAGCTCATTCACTCACTAACTAATCGGAGACTACTATGTCACATCACAGGCATCACTACATGAAGCGGGATGAAGTCCAACACTGGAAACTTCATCGACTGTTCCGTAATCCGAAGGTGAGGCAAGTATTGATTGGATGCGTCATCTGTCATCCAAAGAGGAAGCTGAACAACAAGAAGGATGGACGCATTCATTCACTCGAACTGCTCACAGAGTAAAGGAAGTAAAGATGGACATCATTCCAACACCTAAGAAGAATATCATCATGGATGCCACACTGTTGACATCCCTGATGGGCTGTGCGCGATACGGTGACTTGAGATTCAATCATCGATTCATTCAAGCGAAGGGTAAGTCGAACTCACTTGAAGTCGGTACGATGATTCACAAGGTGTTTGAGGTCTACTACAAGCACCGCATCAAGGGATTCAATCGAGATACTTCAATCGGTCAAGCCCTCGCAGCCGGTCAGATGTATGTGTCTGGCTGTCCAACCTGTGTCGATGGGACTAGAACCTGTGGACATGAAGAAGGAGAATACCCCGGCCTGACCAATACACCTGAACTGAATGATAAGTTCATAGTAGGGTGGAGATTCGCACTCGATACCTGCCAGCAATACTTCGACTTCTACAAGAATGACGCACTCATCCCTCTATCTGCTGAGCAGGTGAAGGGTGAAGTTCTGTACGAAGATGATGAACTGCGCGTACTGTGGAAGGCGAAGTTCGACCTAATTGTTGACACGAATCAGATTGGCATCGTGTCAATGGACCATAAGACATTCAAACAGAGGAGAGATAAGACTACACTGTCGAATCAGTTCAGTGGACAGTGTTGTCTCCTCAAGTCGAGGAATGTCATCGTCAATAAGATTGGTCTTCAGACTACTCTGAAGATTGACGAGAGACTGACCCGCGAAATAGTCAGTTACTCAGCAGATAGGCTGAAGGAGTGGCAGGATGAAATCCTCCCCTACTACGCCTACAAGTATATCCAGTACGCTGAGTCAGAATACTGGCCTCCGAACTACTCTCACTGTGATACGATGTTCGGTCCATGCATCTTCAAGGATGTATGTGAGGCGGATCGTAACATGCGTGAGGAAGTGCTTCGGAATCAATACACTGTGGGTGCAATTTGGGACCCTACTAACCGGAAGGATGATGAATAATGCCCATCATCAGTAAGGATGTATGGATCACTAGAGAAGGTCAGCAGATGGAGATTAGGACGATGGCGTCATCTCATCTGTTGGCTACAATTCATTTCATTGAGCGGAATCGATTCATGAATGCTGCTGAAGTGTATAGTGAGAAGCAGCTAGGTGACATGACTGATGCTGTGAACTACTATCTTCAGTGGCCCATTCAGTACGAATCATTGGTAGCTGAAGCTCAGAGGCGTAAGCTAATCTATCGTGCCGTGGAAGGCATTGAGAAGAAGAGGATCAAGTAATGCCAACAATGGATTCAGTAGACTTCGACGCACTCTACTGCATGTTCAAGGGAGAACCTGGGACACGCAAGTCAACTCAGGCTCTATCATTCCCTACACCACAGGAGTGGTTCTCATGGGATAGGAAGATGAATGGCATCGTCCTTCCTATGAGGAAGTGGGGTATAGACCCGAAGCTCATCAACTACACGGACTACGATGATTGGAATAAGCCCCGTGCAAGGTTGGAACAGCTTCAGGTCAAATGTGATGCACGGACTCTAATCTTCGACTCAGTGACATCCTGTGCAGACATGACTCTGCGACAGACCATGAAGGCGAAATACGGTCAGTCACGTAAGTCAGGGGCTACAGCCGGCAAAATGGTCGCTGGCATAGCAGTCAATGAGATAGAGGATTATAATGCAGAGTCCTCTGCACTCAATGAACTAATCGCACTCACCAAGGACATCAATGCATTCCATAAGGTGAATATCATTAAGAAGGGATTTGTAGAAGGACAGGGAGGTGACTACTCACTACTGACTGAGCACACTGGTGATGACTTCGCACGAACTGCGTTAGGACTAGATAGAGAGATTGTCTTCGGTGATAAGCCTCTCTATGATACGTGGATCAAGCCAGCCATCGCTAAAATCCAACAACCAGCCACACCAACAACGAAGTTCTAAGGGAGAGTGTATGCCTATCATCTCGTTCAGTCAACGTGATCTGCTCCGTGGTACTGTGGTCGAGCCTGCATGGTATCTCATGCAAATCGATGCAATCGGTGAGGCTCCGTCCAAGGATGGTGGTTCAACCAACTATCCTGTCGAGGGTACCATCCTCAAGAACGCTGATACAGGAGACGAGGCGTATCAGGGGGTGCCGATTGATTGGAACTTCAACAGCAAGGCTATCGGCTTCGCTGTTGGATTCCTCAAGTCATTCGGCGTTGATGTGAAAGCAGGCGCACGCTTTGAACTCACCAATGCCGTTGGCAAGACGGTGGAAGTGTTCGTGGAGAACGGTGAGTGGCAGGGGCGCATGGTGAACCGCGTGAATCACAAGTATCGCACGGTTCGTAGCTAGTCTCATGTGGGGTGGGACTAATACTCCCATCCCACACTCTCGACCGACTAATGGGGGAACAATGTGACCAAGGAGCCTGTTCAAATGGATCTACCCTTCAATCCTCCGATTCCCTTCAAGAAGCCTACACCAGAGCCTGAGCCTGAAGTGGATGAAGTGGAAGACGATGAAGTGGAACTGCCTCTTGAAGAAGACGAGGAAGATATCGTCATCGAAGATGATGATGAGGAAGACAAAGAATCATTGGACTAGCTGAAGTTGTGAGCAGTTAGTTCGATGCTAGGGGGCGCACTCAAGGCTGTATGTGTACAGTTTCACGAGTGCGTCCCCGATTTACTGAATGATGAAGTGAGGAAAGAGAACATGACCACTGAGATTAAGAAGGTAGTAGGACGAGTAATCAAGGTGAGCAAGGCAGGATGGGGATTCATCTCATCTCGTGAGATTGAGTTTACCCGCATCTTCTTTCACTGGACCGCGCTGAGACAGGATACCATTCCATTCCCTGAGTTCAAGACAGGACTGCATGTAGAGTTCGTTCCCTTGAAGGTAGAGGGAAAGGGATGGAGAGCTGTGCAGGTGCGTGTCATTGATAAGCCTGTAAAGAAAGAAGAAGTAGTGGAAGAAGAGGTGAAAGATGATCAGGTGCCCACATTGTCAGAATGATGACATGCGTTCGATAGAGAGAATCCTCTCATCGACTAAACTGAAGTATCTGTGCAATGTATGCTCCAAGATTTTTGAGGTGACTGATGACATCAAAGGTAAAGATGACACTGATAATAGCAAAGATACTTCAACAAAGGTTTCCAGACCTCGGAGACGTTGAAGCAATTAACATAGCCCACACAATAGTGGAGGCTATCACCAGTGAGTGAACCTAAATATGTCCCAGGAATGGGTAATTCATCAGCTAAACTCCTCATACTAGGAGAGGCACCCGCGCATGAAGAGACTATGCAGGGTAAACCATTCGTAGGAGCTAGTGGAAGGGAACTAGATAGGATACTGAAAGACGCTGAGATGAGTCGTAG